GTAACTATCTTCTGTTTGTACCCCTATTGTCGCTAATTTACTTCTATACATTTTATTCACCTCCATGTTTTAGATTTATATTTCTTTTATTATCCATGTTATTCTCCTATGTCCGCGTTTTATATTTGGTTCTTAGTCTGCACAACATTGTTATATCCACTGTTCGGATTGGGTATGATGTATAATCGAAATTTGTATCTGGGAATTGAATTGTCATCACTTCACCGCTTAAATATATATCACCTCCAAAAGTCTTTTTAATATCTTCGCATATATCTAAAACCCCCTTATGTCTTGTATCTCCAACTATCTGTTTATCCTTATCAAACATCTTTATTATCCCTGTTACTGTTATTCCAAAATACAATTCCGATTCTTCTTCAAAAAACGGGATAGTCTCTTTTATATCAGCAGGCTCTAAGATAATACAAGGAATCTGACTATCAGGTATATTGTCGCGCCATCCCTCAAATACTTTTCTAACATAAGATAAGTTACTGCCTGATTTCTGCGCGGCTTTTAACACATTAACTGCATTAGTAAATACTGTTTCTGGTCTCGACATTTATGCTACCCTCCAAATCTTCTCAACATATTTCTGCACATCTTCTGAAAAGAATCTTATAATATCACTTGATTTTTCTTGTAAACTTGGTTTCATATATGGTCTTTTCGGCATTTTAACTTGTTTGGTAGTTACCCATGTATTTCCTATTTTAAATTTAAGTGCTTTCTTAGTCTTTGGCTTTATAACACCTCCATATTCATGTATTTTGGCGTAAATCACGTTAGTACCTACCGTTCCTGATATTCCATCACTTGTTACATTTATTCTATTGCCTGCGCTCTTTTGAATACTACCCCTCAATCTATTCGTTCTTACATTCAATACCTGTCCATGTAATTTATGTTCTGCAATATGATTAGTTAATCTAATCATGCTTCTTCTCATTGCAAACTTCATGCCCTGATTTACCGCTTTGTTCGCATCTACACCAAGCATCTTAGTTATCTTCTCTGGGTTCTTTATAAATACATTAATCTCAATCATTAATATCCTCACTGCCTATTCTATCTAATATTCTTTTTGGCAAGCCCTTTATATCCCTAACACAAAACAAATTCATCCATTTACAATTACCATAATATCCCTCATAACACCGCTTTGAAAACCTATCTATATCTGTAATTTTCCTCAACATCCGGCTGTGCACGTTCCTCTGCCATCTGTCTATCTCAAATATATTAAAGCCATACTTAGTAAGTAATTTTAAACATTCTTTAGGATCTCCCAATACTTCTAACTCCGGCTGTGAATACTCTATAATCATTTTAATGTCTTTGTTGTCTCGCAATGTTCTCTCCATCCCTTTTAAAGCCAATCCCTCCGCGCCCTGAATATCCATCTTTAAAAAATCAACTCTACAAGATTTACTAAAACAAGTATCTAGCCGAACAGTTTTAACATTAACAACCCCTTTCGGTTTCCAATATGTAGGCTTGCCTAAAGTGTGCATTCCTAAATTACCATCATGTATATATAATTTCATTTCTCCGTCTGTGTCTGATACTGCCATATATGCTAATTTTGTATTCTTGTATCCGTTTATATTGATATTCTTTTTTAATACCTTGTAATTCTCTATCTCCGGCTCAAAAGCAAACACCCTGCCTTTATCTCCAACTAGCTTTGCAAACACTAAAGTATAACAGCCTATCATTGCGCCTATATCTATTGCTGTATCGCCTTTTTTAACAACCTGCCTTACTATCTCTGTCTCAAATGGCTCATATATCTTTCTATCTCTCAATTTCAGAGTATTTAATTTATCTAAGTACATTGGATCGCCGAACATATTTTTAACCACCATGTATCACTCCTTCAAGCGCATCAATCCAACTATCTCTTTGTTTATCCCAGCCCATAGCCTCCATTCTAGCCCTTGCATTTTCGCTATCATCTCCTATGTCTCTATCGGCTATTAGGTTTATTGTATCAGTCAAATCCTTTTCTTTTAGATCCGCAAACCTAACTCCTTGATGTATGAACTCACCTCTTGACTTATCAAATCGTTTCTTTCCAATCGTTACAAATTCCGTCTTGACAAGATAAGGATTAAAACCCCAACAACTCATTGGCTCTGCATCTGTTGTAATTGCCGGAATACCACACATCATAGGCTCTATTATATTAAGTCCATAACCCTCAATCCTACTTGGTTGTATTGATACATCTATGTTCTCGTCATACAGTTCATAATTTTCGCCCGTCTTATTACCTATTTCTAGTATAATTCTATCGTCGTTTAATTCTTCTGCTATGTCTGTCAATTTCCTGCTCTTAGAATGAAACATCTGCGAATAAGCACAATCATCTAACTGCGCCCTTACAATCAATGTTCCAAATGCTTTACTTTGAGCGAAAGCCCTCATTGTTAGTTCCGTATTCTTTCTACCCCAGAATCCACCATATCCAGCTACATGTAACCAAACTTTTGGCTTGCCCGTTCTTTTCTTGAATTTAAATTTATGAATCTCTGTCGGGAGTGTTAAATCTAACGTCTTATATCCCATTACTTTTTCTAGGTGTTCTCTCTCCCAATCAAACTTACTTACATGATAATCAAATTCCTTTAACAATCTATCATCTGCACCCTCCCACATAGCCACATTCACTGTCTTAATACCTCGTTTCTTACACTCTTCTCCGAGATACGGTGTATAAGGTGTCTCTACTACTAAAACAAGCTCTGGCCGTGTCTTATCAAGCCAATCAGTTATAACTGCTCTTGGGAATACAGGTACACTTAGCAAAGTCCAATCTCTACCTTTTACCCAATCTAATCTAAAGCCTTTGTCTCTATTTGGAATTAAAGCTATATGTTGAATGCCAAGCCCATCAATTATATTCTTTCCTACATAACCAACCCCGCTTTGATTTAAACAACCCCAAAATCCCAGCTTCATATGTTCACTCCTCTTTGTCTTAGTTCATTAACTAAACATCTAACCCTATCTACATATTTATATTTCTTATGCGCTAAATCATATCCAGCTTTTGCAATTTTTTCTCTATATGTATTGCGTCTTGAGTAATAATTAACCTTATCAACCATCTCATCCATACTCTTTACCCATACAATATGCTTTCCATTCTCAAATTCTTCTTCTAATCCCTCAATATAAGGTGTTAAATAAAATCCTCCACTACCTAATATCTGATATATTCTATTGCTCCAGTAATGTTCTGCACCACCTTTAAAATCTGCGCTCATCTCAAACTTATCGCCAAGAATTATCTTTGTCTCTCCACATACCTGACGCATTTTTACTCTGTCTATTGCCGGGTACATTTTAATAACCTTGCTCCAATCGCCCATTCTTGCATAGTCCTGACTATATATATCTATTCCGTCTATTCTTTTTGCTAGTGTTTCTAAATAATCCCTTCTTTCTTCACTTCTCAAGTTACCAATAAATGCAACTTTGTTTATTTTTTTATGATCCTCTTTGTAATTCTCCCAATTCACACCCTGTCTAATACATATATTCTTTTCTTTACTGCCATATTCTGCATTTTGTTGAGTGGTAACTACATAATCAACCAGCTTTGCTACTTCTCCAAAATGTTTATCTCTATCTCTTATTGCCTGATAGTCATTTGTAACCACAACTATACACTCGCATTTATCTCTAATTCTTCTCAGTACCTCAATATTAAATCTACATTCCCAGACAAAACATACCTTAATTTTTCTATTCTCTACGAGTTTTAAAAACTTGTCTACGCTACCCATTACCTCCCAATCCGCAACATATATCCCATCACTTAATAAATTGCCTTTTTTTGTATATCCTCCTTCTTCTATTTCGCATTTAACCGTTGATACCCTCTTTCCTAATACCTCACACAATCCACCAAGCCAATACACACAATCACTTAAATATGCCATGCCCATATTAGCCCATCTCTTACCAGCTATTGTTATTAAGCCAACATCTATATCTCTACCCCTCTTAATTCCTTCCATATAGAAATTACCCTGTCTCTTTCCATTCTTCGCTAGATTGCTTTTCTTAATTACATCTACACCCAATTTATTTAATTCTCTTTCCATCATATTCATAGTCCAACCACAACCATGATAATTCCCCTTATAATCCTGTCCGCCAAAAGTTCTACGTTCTGACCATTCCTCGCTCTCGCTAAGATCACTCCATATTTCTTTTATGTCTGGGCATTGTATAATTATCTTTCCACCACCATCTAACCAACTAACTAACTTGCTTAATATTTCTCTACTTTCTCTACGTCCAAAATGCTCTAATATATCTCTTGCCTCAATTACATCTAATCCCCCAAATGCAATAGTTCTTATATCGACTGTAAAATCCACACCAGTCAATTTCCTTATATCCAAATTAAACCATCTCTCGTTTTCGTCAGACTTTTTAATCTTCTCACCACAACCCACATTGAGACAAACCTTAACTCCAGTTTCTTCTCTCTCATTACTCTTGACCATCTGACTACCTTTTTTCATATACTTACTATCAATAATCTCTGGAATAATTACAGTCTCACTTTTACTTTCAGAAACATTTATCCCTAATTTCTTCAACATAGCCTCATCAGTAATAACCTCGCCCTTTTTAATCAATAGCTTTCCACCACTCCAATAATTACTCATTGCTTTATATTTCATACTGCTATACCTTTATATATATCTAGTGTTTTATATGCTGAATCCTCAAGTGCTGTCTTTCTATCTCCTGCCTTGTCTGATTCTACTTCATGCACTAATACTTTATGAAAGATATACTGCGCACAAACTAAGTCTATACAAGCGTCCTGTAAGTCCTTTGGAATATCTGCCGTAGCATATCCAGCCTTGTATTGTACCTTGATGCTCTTATTGCCACCTATGAACTCCACACCACCTAACAAGTCTATAATCCCTCTTTCTTTCTGAATATAATAATATGTACTATTGAATACGGCTGTGGCGCTTGTTGTTACTTTCCACATACCGGTAAACGTTGTTACAGGATAGTTCTTCAAGTTAAGGCTATCCAATCCAGCTTCCATATTATAATATTCAGTGTATTCAGTCTCTGCTATTGCTCTGCCAATATAATTTTCCATTAATGCTTGCTTTCTAGCAATCATTCTGTCTATTGTGGGATTGTCTATCTCTGGATTGCCCAGCACTTCACGAACTTCCTCTGCGGTAACTAAGCTCATTTCTTTGCCCTCTTTTTATATTTCTTAGTTTCAATTTTACTACTATCCTTTTTATTCTTCCTCATCATCTTGTCTTTCTGTCTTTTGTTTTCCTTTCTTTCTTCTCTATCTGAACCCCAATCATCATACATTTTTAATTCCTCTTTTTTCTCTTATAATTTCAGCCCAACTACCGTCAGACTGCTTATTCATGCCATCTTTTCTTAAATAGACTATAAATAGCTTCTCCTCTACATAACCTGCCTTTAAACCCTGCTCTATGGCTTCTAAATACATATCCCAATCCTGTAACTTCTCTACCGTATTATCCATTGCAACAAGTTTATCCCTATGCCACATACTCATTATGCTAATATAATTATGCTTACATAATCTGTGTGCATCAAAGCTACCGCAAATATGAACACCTGTCTTGATATGTTTGCCCAGCTTTTCAATTACGCTAAAATCACAATAAGCAAAGTCAAATCCCTTGTTGATCTTGTTTCTTAATTTCAATAAACAACCCTCACCTAATATACTATCTGCGTCTGCGATAAAAATATATTTACCTCTCGCTACTTGTAGCCCTATATTCCTTGCGATATTTGCATTGTACCTGCGGTCTGTCCTTATATACTTAATCCGTCTATCCTTTTTGAATCCTTGCATAACCTCCTGCGTATTATCATTACTACCTACATCAACAACAATCATTTCCCAATCTACCTTCTGCAATCTTGTGCTTTCTATTAATGGTTGCAGATATTCTCCACATTGATAAGCTGGTATTATTATGCTGATTAATGACTTGCTCATTCTTTCTCCTTAGCGGAAAAGGGCGATTTCTCGCCCCTCACCAATTACGTCTATGATGCAGCTGTTATTCCATATGCAAATGCCCCCGGCACTGCAACCTGCATGTCCAGTCTTTCAACTATTCTGATTGCCTGCATGTCCTGCGTAATCAAGTTGGTAGTTCCAATCATACCCTGCTTGAATATGTCCACAGTCATACCTCTTCTATCACCAAGTAAAACGTATTTCAAATCACCAAATACGAGAAACTTAGTACTTACTGCATCGTCCTTAGCTCCCGGCAATACAGCTATCTTTTCGTACGGATATCCCCATATTGTTCCCGGCGCGCCTGCTGAAGGAGCCTGAAAAATATACTGATCATTTTTATCTTTCAGCTTTCTGATTATGTTTAAAACTGTTCTATTTAAATAGAACTTACCGCCTTTCTCCGAGAAGTCATCCACTGCGCTAGTCATATCCAATAAATCGTCTGCTGTTATCTCTGTTATGCTATCACCAGTCAATTCAACAGAATTAACTCCTGATTTCTCGAATATGCCTGTTATTGGAGAACCAGTACCCGTAAACAACTGAGTATCTTCTTCTTTAGCAAATGCCTCTGCAAACAACTCAACAAGCAAGTTATATACATCAATAGCTGAATCCTCTAAAAGCTCTTCAGTTGTTGGGCATATACCAGCAAGTTTCTTTGCTGTCAATGTAACTAATCCAAAACTAGGTGTGCTTTGGTGTTTTACACCCTTCTCGTCTGTCCAGTAGGTAGTAACCCCTGCTGTCAGAGATGGGATAGTCTTAGACTTTGCAATCATTGGGATTTTACGGCAACTCTTTCTTGCTACTCCATAAGTCGGAATAACCCTGATGACCTCTGCCTGAAACTCCGTTGGAACAAGATTTGCAGCAGTTCCACCTTCACTCAAATCCTTTGCCTCTGCCATATCTCCATTTACGATTGCTCTGAAAAATTTAACAGTTCTTTCTACGTGAGCAAGATCCTTATCATTGCCCAGCTTACTAAGTTTGTTCTCATCCAACTTACCCAATCTCGCTGTAATATCCGCCATTAACGGATTCATCTTATCAGTTATTACAGTCGCAATCTCTGTACTAACTAATTCTTTCAATTCTTTCTCTTCCATAATTATCTCCTTTTTATACTTTGCCTAATATGCTTGTTCTGATTTCTCCGACCCATTTGTCTAGACACTCTCCAGCTTGTGCATGAATAATAGCCTTAATGTCTTGGACTTTCTTGTCTGAAACCTCTTTCTCGTTTTTAACCTCTTCTTTAGGAGGCTTAACCTCTTCTTTTTTTACTTCTTTTTTCTTTTCGTTTATAGCCTTGATCGCCTCAAGAATATCCTCAAGACTTACTGCCTTGTCATCTTCTGCTGTGTTTATCTCTGCTACATCCAATATGCTTTGAATGTTCTCTCTTGCTATAACCAACTTTGCTTTGTTATTCTTACTTAATACCGCACCAACCTTTTCCATTACATCAGTCATTGCTTTCTCTATTCTCGCCAATATTTCTTTTCTATCTATCTTGCCCTCTTCAAATTCCAATAGTGAATCGCTAATCTTGACTAGGTTTTTTGATTCATCTACTTCTTTATCTCCTTTGTCATCTTCTACTTCCTCTCCGGGACCGGGACGATCTGCCCTGCGCATAGTTCCGCCACATTTCTCGCATTTAATATCTTTACAATGTCCCTCTGTCTCTGTTTCCCATCCGCAATCTATACAACTACATTTATACGTTTCTTTAACTTCTGGCTTGTCTTTTTTCTTGTCAACTACATCAATAGATTTCTCTTTGTCTTTATCTATAACAGGCTCATCTACTTTCTCTGCTGGTGTCTCTTCTGCTTTTATCTTTTTCTGTTCTATAATCTGTTTCTTTAACATCTTTTTCAAATTCACATCCTTAACCATTTTAACCGCCTCAAGTAAAGCGTCAGGATTCGCCGGTACTGGCACTGCACTAAACTCCAACATCTCTTGCTTTGTATATTCTCTACTAATCTCGCTATCTGTCTCTCCATCTATCCATTTCTTTGGTATAAATCCTACACTCCAAGCACTTAAAAATCCCTCTTCATATAATTGCTTTATCTCTTGTGCGAATTGTGTGCTTGCAAATTTAACCTTTGCTTTTAGTTTGTCACCTACTGTCTTTACCCACAGAGCTTTACCTATTGGAGGCGAACTATAATCATGCGCCCATAATACAACCGGATTCTTTCTATAATTACCAAGTTCAAACCCACTTGCCCTTAATACCTCATTATCCCTGTCAGGTGTTTCGGTACTAACAGCAACAACAAATGTCCCCTCGTCAGGGAGCTTATCTTCTACTGTTCCAAGATAATCCTTTATTGGATAATTTCTTTTCTCTTCTTTGCTCATTTTGTTTCCTCCTTATTTATACAATAGAAAAAGGGATAGACACTTCGATTTTACTCGAAACATCTATCCCTATCCTCTTAGATTTAGGTTAAATTATTAGGCTAATATCTCATATATTCCCTCCAGTATTAACGATTTTCTGTTTGATATTGTAATCATATAATCTAATTATACACCTTTCTTAAATGATTGCAAGGGTTTTTCTATATCCACATCTGTAATTGTTTTACTATATTGTTTTCGTAGTCCATTATTTGTAATAACTATCTCACATCTGCCCCAGCCATGCTTTATAACTTCATTTACATTGTCTAATAACTTCTTTTCCCATTCAGTCATAACCATCCCTTTTTAAACATCCAACGAAATAAAAAATATTGTCCTATGCTCGATACAACCATTCCTATTCCTGCGCCTATTGAGAACCAAAATATACTCATGTAGCCAGCTCCGCAATTACTTCTATCTCTATACGCCTTGTTGTTTGTATATCAGCACCATCTGTCATCTGTAAAGCCCCTAAATAGTTATTTACTGCGTCAAAGTTCGTTGTTGCTACTGTATAAGAGCAAGTGCCAGCTACCGCGCTCACTATCGCACAAACACCTACAAACTTTTCAGTGAGAGTGACTTTCTCAGCTACCTGAAATGATATTGCCTTGCCTGTTAAATTAACAACCTCACCATCAGCATCCTTGACTGTAAAGTTCAGCTTATATCCTTTGTCGTTCTGTGTTACTTGTATTATGGTTATATCACTCATGTTATCTCCTTAATCCATTTTCTTTTTTTCTTCTTTTCTGCTTTTTTTTCTTTTTTCTTTTCATCAAGTTTAAATGCTAGTTCATACTCTGAAATTTCACATATTCTCTACAACCTAATCCGGGTATAACTACGCTATTTACATTCACAAAATCAGCTTTAATCTTGCGTGCATAATTAGCCATTGTATCTGTGGTAGTCTGTCCAAGACAATCCCACTTGCGAGATACACTCATAGTTACTACTGCGTTTCTACTCATTGTATTCCTTTAAGAATTTTTTAATCTTTTTTACTTCAACCCCATGTGCAGTAAAACCTATATTAACCCCAACCTCATTTAATATAAAACGTTTTTCTATCTCATAGCTCTGCATTGATGGCATCTTCTTTATAAAAAGCTCTAAATCACGTTGTGGTTGTCCTGTTGTTAGATAATCTAGTATTGGACTTAAATTCGTATGTTCAGATTCTAGTAAATAGCCATTAAATTCCCAATGTTTTTCAATATCACTATTGAAGTAATGAGTTCTAATAATATAATATTTATTTAACGAAATATCTTTCATAACAAATCCTTATACTTACCATTAATATCCCCTATTATACAATCTACCTTTTTTTGTATTGCTTCCTGTCCACCTCTACCACCACCAGCCCAGTGTATAATAAAAGGATTCTCTATCTCTTTGTCTACTCTTGGGATGTAATGCTCTTGAGATGTAAGAAAATGAATGGGTGTCCTATGAGCATATATGCGGTAGGTAATAGTATTCTGCTCTGCTAAAAAGCCAGATGTCAGCACTTTAGCACTGCGATAATTAAATAACTCTCGCTGTTGGCTAGATACTATAATTAACCCACTATTATAATAATGGACACCCCACTCAATCTTTCCTAATTGCTTTTCAATTCTATCCTTAAATTTATCTATACTGCTTTTACTAATCTTAATACCTATCTTATTCTCCGGCACTAATCTAAACATATCAGGACAGTTCTTTGTTATAACCGCATCATAATCAACCAGCATGATCCTGTCATACATTCCTAACAAGTCATAGATTTGAAACTTCTCATATCTAATATCAAACTGTGTAATTGGATGTACTACTAAATTATTTATGTTTACAAAGTCCGCACCTATTCTATGAGCATATTTAATCATTGTGTTGGCTGTGATATTGCCTAATCCTCGCCATAGCTGTCCGACATTTACTGTTACTATTGCATTTCTGCTCATCTTCTTTTCCTTATTATAAACCCCACTATCAACGCAAAAAATATAATACAACAAAGATGTTTAATATCTACCAATTTAAGTAATATTTCTTCTAGTAATTCTGTTTCAAGCATATAACTCCTCATGTCCTTTCTTCTGCCACTTACATTTTACTAATAAATATGGGCAATCTGTTGGCTTAACTTCTCTTGACTTAATCCTAACCACACAATATCTCTCTTTGCACTGATAGCATCTATATGTAATATATCCAAACTCGTCTTTATCTACTGGCATTTAATTCCTTACCATTCCAATCGTAAAATATTATATCCGTATGTCCATCGGGATAGGAATAAGTAATTGAATACCCACTCCCATTAGTTATACCATAAAAATCTATTTCTCTATCCATATCAACTCTCCAATATAACTTCTATGTTTCTATTTGGTAATTCAACATCTATATTGTGTGTCTCTTTTATTATCTCTATGTTTCTATTTGGTATTGTTACTTCTATATCTATATTACTCATTTTCTCCTCTTAAAAGTTATCCTATTTCCAATATTTGTAATTCCTATTCTCTTTAATATAGAACGGACAAACCAAGTCGTATTAATTGTAATTTCATACTTTGGAATTGCCTCTCCACTTTTTAGCTTATCAAATTTAGAAGATATTGCTGTGTATTTAACCACACCAGATTGGGAAAGTTGATTATCAGCTTCAATAACAATTACCATGCCCATTACCTCTCTAGCTGAATTTGGATACTGTTCTATTATTGCCTGCGTTATGCCAAAACTTCCTATTCGCATATCTTTCATTAATCCATCTCCGCAATTATGGAGCAAACACAATTTGGGTGTAAAGGCGGATGCTGCGTTACGTTATTAAAAGCATTATCACCAAAACTATCGCCTATACCCACAATCTCACCATCTAATGCTGCGCAATCATTACAAGCTCCGGGTTCGACAAGCCATCTAACCTTAGTAATACCTCCCTCTTTATACGCTTTCATTATGCCTTCTTCCATGCTCTCAGCCGTCTCAGTCCTAGCTATCCTCAAGCTCCTATACTTCTCATTGCTGTCATAATACTCATTAACCCTATCACCTAGCTTAGTTATGCTCTCTCCTGCGTCTATACCCTCTTTCAATGTTCTTGCTAGTTTCTTTGCTGTCTCTTCGTTTACTTCTTTGACATACTTAGCTAATCTAGCCTCTATCCATTTTGAGTTTTGTGTAACGATTAATTCAGGACTGACCGTCAAGCCAGCTTCTGCAACTGCTAATACTGCACCCTCTCTTAATGCCATTGTCAGTTCAGGTCTGCTTAGTTTGGTTAGTTTAATACCCTCTTCGTCCATGTCAAATAAGATATTCTCTACCGCATCCTTCATTTCATGGTCTAAATTACTCAATACCTCTTTTCGTTCTTCGTTAAAATACACCTTTAATTTTCTAATAAAATGCTTCTCTACATTCTCTTCCTTTGACATCCACATCTTGAAATATGTATCATCTCGATTTTTAACTGACTTGCCATCTTCTGTCGGTTCTGATGCACTACTACCAGCCTGTTGTAAGTTGAACGGCATCCATGGCTTATCGCCCCAATCTACCGTGTCTAATCCTATCTTCTGTCGTTCCTCATTGATTGATGTAACATACATCTTTAAATTAGTCTCTCTCTCTTTAATCTCAAAGTCTTTGTCCTTTGGAATAGGATTGTCAAATTGCACAAATAAGTTATCGTCATATTTTGGCATGATCCTTTCATTCTGCTTTTCCTGTATCCGGATTAACTTCGGCTGGATTGTTGATTTATTAAACACATAGTCAAGTGTATCGCTTGTAGCCCTGTTAGTCAGCTCTCCAAACCCTAGCTGTACCAATGACACACCATAAATACATAGTATCTCTTTGGCTGTCTCTTTCCTGCCGTCTATGTGGCTTAATTCTTGTGGGCTTAATCCTATCTTATTAGCTTTTAATCCGCTATCTAATACTGCCGTGTTTCCAGCACCGCCTTTCTTGAACTTCTTCCAGAAAGACATCAACCTTTTATATGCATCATCTCCAAGCTTTTTGTCTGTCTCCAATACTGTTCCCGGCATTGCTCCATTTTTAAACAGATTAATTTCAAACTCTTTTTGGTACTTGTCTGAATCAATACTATATGCCCCACCTTGAAGAGGCGAAAAGCCATAATACAAGTCACTAAGATTCGGATACTTATATTGTATAACTTCCTCATAAGCCAGTTTAATCATAGTTTGTTTCGGTTGGTATATATAACCAGCTACTAGGCTCGTTGCATCTGGGATGACCTTGACATATTGTCCTTGCAATACCCATATCTCTCCGGGCAATCCTGCGCCATTTGGTCTTAAATACCAATAACAATTACCTATAATATCAAGATATAGACTTGTCAATTCCCACAATTCAAAGCCATTCATCATAGGATTAACCGCCTTAATTAGTTCCAAATATGGATGTTCGTTTACTTCTTCTACCTCATACCCCTTTTGCACCCATAACTTGACTAGATTGCCCTCATATGTTTTGTCTTTAACTAGCTCTTTGATTTGCTTACTTAACTTCGGTGATCCTTTTACTGCTTTCTTCTTATATAATCTCAATGGTACTCTTGCTACACTTCTTGCTATTACTCCTGCCGCCGCATATTGCCAGCTCCTGTAATTCTCAATCATTGCCTGATAATCGCCTGATTGTAGCTTACCCCTACTATTATCGCCTACACCTATTGAACTTGCTACTACTGGGTTAACCTCACTCTTTATTACACTTACTGGGTCAATCTTGCCATTCATTATACCTACTGCCGTTTTAAATCTATCTTTTATATTCATAATTCAACCTCGCAATGTTCCACATCTTGTTTATGCCCACACTTGGGACATATAAATTTACCCTGCCCATTCTCAATCTTGAATTCTAGCATAGTATTGCATTTTTTACAAATCATCTAATATCTCTCACTCCCCATAGTTCTGCAAGAATCGCATATATTTACATTATCCATCTCGCTCTCTGGCTTTTCTTTATGACAAACGATACACTTAACTTGTTTCTCTTTATTCTTAACATCACGCTTTAATTGTAGCTTTGCTTCTGCTATACAATCTCTAATATCAGCTTTAACCTGCCTGATAGCCTCATTTGTCTTAGTTATCTTAGCATATAGGTTGAGCATTGTTTTAATATCCTTCTTGTCTTTATTTATGCGTTCTCGAAGTTTATCAGCATTTGGCAATTCAAGAATAGATATAAGCTCTTTGTTAAATTCTATTATTTCTTGCTCTAAGTATTTAATATATTCTCTATCCATTATCCTAAATCAAACGTATTGAGGGTTCATTATCTTCGCCATGCCCTAAGTAATATCTTATAGCGTCCATGCTGTGATCTCTAAACGGTACTGGCTCATCCAATACATGCCCATGCCTGTCCTCTTTCCATTTATAACCCTTAATCTCTTTTATGATATTAACACTCCTCTTTGTAATATGGAGCTTCTTTCTTTTTACTCTGTCTATACCTATCTTAACACTTCCTTTGCCCTTAATGCAAGGAAAAACATTATAACCCGCATTATCTATCTCTTCTATGCGCTGTGGCTCTGCGCAATCAGCTATTATTTCGTCATTTTTATTCTTAATTAAGTCATTCATTCTTGTTATTAAATCTGTATTTGTCAATCCGCTTTCGTATAGTGTCTCGTCAATATATATCTCTTGATCTCTCTCTCCAATCTTTACAAGCGCTGTCGCATTATTAAATCCAAAATCCAATCCATAACCAACCTTATCACATTCAGGAAACTCATCTACTATATCCCAATTCTTATATATAATATTCTCCGGTGATGCCCATGTTCCCTGTCCGTATATCTTCCAATAGGTTAAATCCTGTGTTTTCAGGCTCTCAATGTATTCTCTGTTATCAGCGTCAAGGAAAGGATTATCCTTGTATGTGCTGTGCTGTACTGCTGTGTTATCAGGAGGATTGTCTGTAATAGCTTTCAGGAAACTTAATTCATCAACAGGATTGAAACTAAAATATAACTGATTCTTTCCGTTCTTGTTCTCACCCCTACATCTTAATCCTAGCTGTAAAAAATCATCCCATGTATTCTCTGTAAACTCCTCTCCCCATATATAATTTATCTTCTCGAATGATTTTAGCTTTTCAGGGTCATCAAGTGGAACGAAGAACATCTGATTATTGCCTACTGTCAATGTTAAATCTGATTTATTTGGTACACATCCGGGCAGATCATATTTCTTGATAAGATCATTCATTAATAACCAAGCCGCTTTCTTCAATGCAGGTCTGGTTTTCATTGTTATGAGCATGCGTATGTCTTGCTCTTTGTACATCTTCTCTAATAAAAGGAATTGTGCTATCGACCAACTCTTAGAACTCCCTGCCCCGCCATATAAAAGATTGACGCGCTTCTTTGTCTCTAATAGGAATCTATAACAATGCTCTGCGTGTTCTACCTCAATCTGTCTTGTCATCTTTACTCTCTACTTATGGGTTACTTGTAGGCTTACTTGTGGGGTCATCTTTACTATTTCTATATATATGTATTATCTCTATACCGCCCTCATGCTGTACTCTGCTGTCTATCTTCTCACTCCAGTCCAAGAAGTATTGTAGCCATAGCTTGATGTCTGATGTCTTGCCCTCTGTCATGGTTGTCTTGTAGAATTTAGCTATAACATTGGCTGTTTTTGTTCGTCCAAAATGATTCCACTCTTGCTCTACTATTTTCCAAAATTCTGGCTTTTTCTTCCAGTCGCTAAGCGTGTCCTGATGCACTCCGAACTTCTTTGCAAATTCTCCCTGTGTCTTTATCTCTCTCATTGGTTCAGGTAAAGCCATCCACATTGCAAACTCATTAAATATAAGTGGTTTGACCAATGCCTTTGTTTTCGGATTTTTAGGATTGTTTTTACTCATGTTATTTTCTCTGCTTTCTTGTCGCTATTTTTCCACTTATAACCACACTTCGGACATATATTTTCTTTCTCTATTTCCTCTCCAAGTTGCACGTCTTCAATCTCGTCATTTAGTCCAAACATTTCTTCTACATTAAATCCAATATCCTTTAATAACTCATCATCCATATTCGCCAAAAGGTCTATATCCCAACCCCCTTGATTGAAATTAGCCCGGAGCATATACTCTCTATGTTCTTCTTCTGTCAGCTTTCTATTTGGGACCCTGACATCAATCTTTTCTTCTCCTCTGCCTAGTGTTTTTAATATAGTAATGCGCTGGTGACCGGAAATGATTCGAGAATCTGTGTTTATTGCCGGTATATCTACAAGATTGAATTTCTTAAGTGATTTTTCTAAGTCTGTTGCTTGCTTCTTTGTTAATTGTCTAGGATTCCCCTCGGTGGGAATTAATTTCTTGATTTGTCTCTGCTCTGTGTGCCAAATTAGTTTTTCCATTCTATTTATTCCCTACGGTCACTATGCAAGCATTGACATTCGTTCCGCTCTCTTTGAATGACTTTTCTGGTAACTCTATAAATTCTCCACCTAATCCTTTTATCATTGCCCTAAAGTTTACTGTCTTTTTATTAGTTCTGAATAGTACGGAACTTGACATCACCGAAACAACCCTATTTGATAGCCCAAGCATATGTTCTACATGTAGAATGTCTTGTTGTTTCGAGAATGGAGGATTTGCCACTATAACATCATATTCTTTTTTACAATCTAAGAAATCTATTCCTCTTAAATTAAAGTCATTTTCTATTAGATATGCTCTATTTTCTTGGTTTAGCTCTATACAATCACATTTCATATGTTTTGCTATTGCTCCCTTACCTGCGCTTGGCTCAAGAACTTTCTCTCCCTCTTGTATGTTAGCCATCTCAATGAGTTGTAAAGCGACATTCTCCGGTGTTTCAAAGAATTGATATTCCTTCTTCTGGTCAGCGTATTCTCCTGTGAGTAAAATCTCATCAAGGATTTCTAACGGTGATCCACTAAAAACATGCGCTTTTTCTTTTCTATTCCACTTACCATGTATTGCCTCAAGAACTTTATTCACCGCTAAATATAGTTTCCTATCAAGCTGTCCTTCCGGCAAGTAAAGCCTGTTTTCGTCTATCGTTGAGTTTCCCAATGTGTTTGCTACTTCATTCTCTATTTTCATATTATCTCCTTACTCCCTTATAGCATATTGATTTATTAATGTCAAATTATGTTATTTCTTCTTCCTACTTACCAACTCAGTTTTCGCTTCCGTTGTTTTTAAATCTACATCAAGAAAACCCAATATCTTTTGTTGCATTTCCCATAGTTTCTCATATCGTTTATCTATAAGAGTTACATACCTTAACACTTCAATCTTCTCTTTATTAAACATGTCTATTTCTCCTTTTGTTATTTTATAATACCTATAACTAAAGTTACAATTAGAACCACTAAAAATATAACAATCACAAGTGCTGTGCTAATCCATAGCGGTGATAATACCCACCACCAAGACCAAGTGATTTTACCTATCAACTTTAAGACTATAAATACAATAGTCAATAGTCCTGTAAATCCAATTCCACTGCTTGAACTCTTTGATTCGCTCATATATTCCTCACCCCCTCCACAACCATAACAACCAAACCACATAATAACATAGGTATTGCTAGTATTAGTAATATATATGCTGTTAGGGTTAGTTTAATTTTGGTTATCATTTTTTTTGTTGAGTTGAACTAAAAAATTTTCCCACTCAGCTATCTCATCATTGGCTAATTTAATCAATTCCTTACGATTCATGCGTGGCTTTATTCTTCTACCCATTCGCTTTCTTACTTTTGTTTGATCTTCTGCTCGCTGTGTATCTGTAAAGATTATGTCGCTCATGGTTGTTTCCTATGTTTTAATCGTCTATTAATAAATTCTATAGTATTAGGATGTAATTGCATCTTGTCTCTATTTTTTAAATACCACTCTTCTGTGTTGTTTTTTCCCGATATAGCCATACCCGCTCCATCCCAATCGCATATCATTTCTTTTGTGTATTTATTTGTTATTTCGAAAATTTTAGTATCTCCGTCATCTTCTCTTAAAATCCAATATTGCCAATGATGTTTATTTCTTTTTTGGTGTAATAACCAAGCGAAATCAAAATCGTTTTTAACCTTCATTACAGTACGAGAAAGCCACTTAGCAGGACACTTATTATTTATTCCATAATCACCGTAAAAATATTTCGCATAAGGTATAAACTCAGAAGGCAAAAACTTGCTTAAATCATGCGTAATACCTCTCCAATACACTCCCATTTTAAAACATTCAATACCTACATACCATTTATGTCTAATGATATACTTTAAATATAAAATATATTTACTCATCCCATTACTCTCCTTTTAAATTTTCTTTTTGTATGTGGTAGGTTATTATGTTCATCTCTCCATATTGCTGGCTTGGTTTCCCAGCATACATAATCCGAATCTGTTATCTCTACCTCTGTTCGTGGGCTTTCCTTAGAATACGATACCCTAGATCCGTCCGTACTTACAACTATTTTGCAATTATCATCCTCTATCACTTTCCAATGTACCAATACATCATGTAGAGCTGAATGTAAGTTTGTAATATCTACTACTCTACGGGTCGGCATATAATAAATAGCCTTAATGTTTATTGGTCTAGTGATTGTGTAATTTGATGGCATATACCATGCGCAACTTTCTTGATAATCTTTAAATCTTTTACTCGACACGATAAATGGCACTAACTTTGTACCTATTTTCTTTTTAAATATTCTCTGTGAGTTTTTCTTCGTGGCTGGTGGAAGTGATATCTCAAATTCCATTACTCTCCCCTCTATTAATCTTCTTTTAATTTTGGTTTGTCAAGTAGTTTGTTTATATTCCCAATACTCCTTGTTCCGCTTCCTTTTTCCATGCTTTTATTCTAGCCTCTGCGATTTTTACATATTCACTGTCTTTTTCTATGCCTATAAAATTAAATCCCTCTAATTTACAAGCTACTCCTGTTGAACCTGAACCTGTAAAGCAATCTAATACTGTCCCATCTTTGGGAGTTATTAGTCTGCATAGATAACGCATAAGGGATATTGGCTTTACTGTGGGGTGTGAATTACTTTGTGGTGTGTTTATTCCAGTTCTACCTTCTGACTTTTTAATTGAGCCATATTCTGTCATTGGTTTTTCCTCAAACCCCTCTAATCCTTTATTCCTCTCACTCTTTGATGCTTTAGCACAATAGAAGAAGCGTGATGCAGAACCACCATTATCTGATAATTTACAAGGCATACGTTTAAATCCCCAACCCATATTCTGTGTGTCTAACTTGCCACCATCTCCCCCATGAGGTTTAGTTGGCTTCGTATCAGGAAACAACCCCACTACTTCTTCACTTCCATCGTGGATTAGGTTTGCTGGGAATCTGCCTTGAGTGTGTGGTTTTAGTGCAGAGCCTTTTATATCTGTGTTGCCAAATGGTTTTACTCCTTTAAATTCTTTACTACTTTTGGCTTCTAACATTTTATTATCTTCTTCACTCATTCCAACTCTACACCCATCTATATTTATTCCACCTGTGCCATGTTTTAATACATTTTGGGCTACGGTGGATTCGCTTAATGGCTTGCGTGCTAAAGTCCATAGTTCCATAGCAGGTTTTAGGGCTGTTCCCCAGCCTTCGTATTTTTTAGCTTCTTCTGTTGTAGGGATAGTTATATCAATTTCTTTATTTCTATGTTCTTCTATAAATTCTGCGTTTCTTTCTCCAGCACAAACTGTTCCTCCTATTGAACTTTTCTTTTTTCCTATTACTTCACGCTCTGCTTCTGCCCAGTCTATTAAATAATCAAAGCTATCATCCAATATTAAAATATCTTTAAGAATTTCATACTTTTCTTTTGTTGGATATTCAATCTGTGAATTATTACCAGTATAGTGCTGACTAAATATTCCACTACCATTCCCAATTTTATTATCTATTTGTTCACAAGTAAGTTTAGACCTCTCTTTGCCTTCTTTTAAAAAGGTTTTAAATTCTTCTGTTGGTTGTGGTTTACCATTTATCTTATCTATTGCCTTTCCTATGTTATGAGATTTAGGGAAACCACTGCCATAAACCCAAGCAACTATATCTCTTATTTCAAATCCTGCATCTTCTATATTTACTGTCATTCTATGCTGTGTTCTAGTTCCACAAGCACACAAGATAAATCCACCCGGCTTTAATACCCTCAAACACTCTTGCCATATCTCAACACTTGGCACATTATAATCCCACTTCTTACCCATAAAGCTCCAGCCATAAGGTGGGTCTGTAACAATGCTATCCACGCTATTATCTTCCATGCCTCGCATAACTTCAAGACAATCCCCACATATCACAGTATTAAGTTTCACGACCTCACCTTTCTCAATAATTTCTTTGTATTATATGGCAAAATACTATCAAGCATTATGTTCTGGCTATTATTCTCTGTGGGATCCTTGAAGTATTCAAACAATTCCTCAATCTTCTGTGTTTTAAATAATATAATTTTCTCTGGTTGCTCTACTGTGTAAAACGTGCCTTTCTTGATGACTTTCTTTCTTAGTACATAGAAACTACCATTGATAGCATTAACTTTTGATTCTGTGGCTTTCTGATGCGGTAAAAGAGGGTTATTCCCATACTTTGCCTCTATCAAATAATTACCATGAGGAGTTATCAAAATGTCATCACACGGGCGTTTATGGGCTACAATTTTATTCCCCTTTGCGTGTATGAAGTCGGGTATGGCTATTAAAGCACAATTATACAATGGTGCGATTGAACGCAACGAATCTCGGAATATTGTTTCGGGCTTATTATTCTTCCTCTCTGGCTTAGGCTCTGTAAAATTAGCTCTCGCTCTACATGTTCTCTGCGTTATCATTGAATCCATTATTTCTTCCCTCCACGTGGTCGTAATATAAACCGCTTAATACGCTTACTTATTCTCTCTACCCGCTTATTTATCTTATCATAACAGTCTTTGCATATCCAAATGCATATTCCAATGTCTTTGTACTCTATTAGCTGTAATATATCTTCCCTGTGGCAATGCTCACATTTTGCTTTAGTGTGTGTTTTTAGTATTTTAGGTTTCATAATTTCTCCTATATTTTTTACTAATTCTAGTCAATACAGCTAAATCCTTAATCAATCTTATCTTACCAACAAACACACCCAAAGCACATATCTTCTCCTCTTCTGTTTTGTCTTGTACTGTGTAACGCAAGTGTTCTGCGTACACATCAATTATATTATATTTGATTAGTTGTGTGTTGTGATATGTTGTGTAATTATTCATATATATTCTGCCTCTAGTTGCTTTTTCTCTATTAAGTAAATTAGTTTTTCTGCTAGTTCGTCTGCTGTAAAACAATTAACATTATCAGGACAATAATCAGGTTCATCCCACATTTGCACATCTTCTGAAGTGGTACATTCTCTATAAAACCTACTTGGAAAAATTACTCCCAACTCATGTATTTTGTTGCTTAGCTTCATTGATGTAACAACTTGGTATTTTAATTCTTTCTTCATAACACCCTCCTATGTTTCATAATCTGGTACATTATTATCCTCTAGGTTTGAATATTTGAAGTATTCAGGTTGCCATTTAACTTCACAATATCCCGTAGCCCCATTAAAATTCTTCCCGACAATTAGCTTTGATATATTCTTATCTACGCTATTATCTGATTTCCACTTCCACCAGATCATAACACAAATTTGGCTGTTATTTTCTATATCGCCAGATTCCTTAAATCTCGATAATGTTGGCTCTTTAGGCTCTCCCACTCTACTCAACTGTGATAAAAGTATAGTAGGTACTTTGTTCTCTCTTGCTATTTGCTTTACCTGTCTGCTTAGTTCTCCAATAATCGCCGCTTTGCTTTTACCTATTGTATCTTGTGCTTGTAATTGCTGTAAATAGTCTATAACAACCATGTCTGGAGAGTATTTTATAATGCCCTCTTGCACCTGTCTTAAATTAGAAACATCAATTATGGTTATATCTTTCTTTTGTAATATTGGAATAGTACTTGTTGCGCTTTGCCAATCAATATTATTTAAATTTCCCAATGTGATTTTATTTGAGTTTATCTTACCAACCATTGAAATCATACGTTCTATTATTTCCTCTTTGCTTAATTCTGTACTACAATATAACACCTTTTTATTTTGGTTCATGGCTATATTAAGAGCAAGGGAACTTTTACCAAAACTACTCTCTGCGCCAATGGTCATTACATCCCCTCGCTTAATTCTAATAATTCTATCTAACATCATAAGCCCTGTTGGAAACTCTGCTGGTTTACCATTTTTTTCACTTATTCTCTCTAATACCTTAACCGATTCCTTGCCTAAATCCCAAGCCTCATTTGTAATCCCTTTCTGTAACAACTCACTACTACTCTCTCTTATCTTACCCAATAATCCGAATATATCATCTGTTTTATATGCTAGGTCAAGTGTTCTTGTTTGCAGTACAATAACATCCCTAGCAACCGCTTTATCTTTAACAATCTGTATATAATGTTCAATATTTGCACTTGTTGCTGTGTCTGATATAAGCCCTGATATAATATGTGCGCCAACTTTACCTGTCAATTTCTCACTAAGCGTTATAATATCTGGCTCTATGTTATTATCATCAAGCTGTAATATAGCCTCAAATATTATACTGTTCTGCTCTAGGTAAAAATCCTGCTTGCGTAAAAGGTTTCTGCTCTTATGTAGGGCTATCTTGTCTAAGAGCATTGAGCCGAGTACACTTATCTCTGCGTCTAGGTTTTGTGGTAACATTTTTGGTGTCATATTTTATCCTTATAACGTAGAGGGCTTTTCCTAAGCTTCCCACCATTTTCCCTTTCTAACCCATCGCTTATTCCAAGCCCTCTATTCATTTCTAACTATCCTTTTATTAATTTATTTCTTAGTAAGTAAATTAGCATTAAAGCTCTTGCATCTGCTTCCGTTACTCCAACCATGCTAATATCTGCTCTGATGCAACCAGCACGATAATTTATATACCAATCATTATCTATTTTAGACATATCTAAATAAATGGAACAGTTTTTATTTAATACGTTTTCTAGCAAAAGTTCTCCAAGTTCTGCTACTGTGTAGGCTGAATATTCTACATCTCTGTAATAGCCCTTATCACCTACGGTATTATATATATATGCTGATTGACCTGCTCCTATATTCATAATAGCCCAAATCCACTCACTTTCCTGTTTTACTCCCAGCTCTTTAAGCTTCTTTGCGTGTTCTAAACTACAAATCTGTTTTTCTAATTTCATAGCACTTACTCCTTTTCGTATTTTTTACGATTTATTTCCCACTCTATTTCATCAACCGCCGTGTCTAAGGAAACACCACCATCTCCCTCAAATAAATCATCTTCGTCAATTCTTAAAAATTTAGTACCGTCTTTTTCTGTGTTTCCGTATTTACCCATTAGGTATTTTAATGCTTGTCTTATTCTAGTTCTCATATCCTATCTCCTTTAAGTTATTCGGTTATCAAGGTAATCAGGTCTCTGTTCTTTCTGGCTATTGCTGGGCTTGTTATTCATTTTTATTTCTAGGCTATCTATTTGTTTGCGTAATTTATCCGTAGAAAGTATATTCACGCACCAGAAGTCATCCTCTTGACACCAACGAATAACCTTTTCAATCTCCTGCGGAGTTCTCTTGTCTATATGCAAAAGCCTGTCTATATGTAAAGCCCATTTCTGTATGTCTGGATGTTTAAAGTTAGCCTTTCTTTTTTGTATTAAGTTAAATAATAAATTAGAAAGTCGGACTTCTTTAGAAGTTTGACTATATAGTTTCTTTACATTCTTTACATTCTTGTTTATAGTTGTGCTTTCATTGTGCTTTGATTGTGCTTTCATTGTGCTTTCTGTTGTGCTTTTGTAATTATCTAGTGTTTGGAACTTGTTATATTTCAACACTTTAACAGTAATTCCTCTTGTGCTTTTGGTTGTGCTCAACATTCCACTTTTCTTAAAGTATGTCATTGAGTGCCTTATCTGGTCATAACTTATATCTCGACCTATTTGCTTTAGTTCTTGAGTGAAGTTAAAGAATCCCTCACCTCTATTAAAATGCTTATTATTATCATGGTTTACTTTGCCTAATATATATATCCAAATTATTTTCCATGATGACGGCTTTTCAAGCCAAAGCTGGCTATTAAATAATTGCCTTGCTATTTGAAAAGCACCCTCTTTGATTTTATTATCCATTATTAAATTCTTCGACCTTATTATTATAGTCTACACAAACATCTAAACAGTTTTTTACACATATTTTATCTTTATGAGTATTGTGTTTTTTGAACCAATCTTCTCTTTCTTGTCTAAAATTTTCTCCCATTTCTCCAATAGGCGATCCACCCTCTCTCATATATATTATACATGGAAAGTGATGTTTTCCAGCAACAGCAACATCATCTCTAACTAAATAACATTTATTGGTATCGGATTTTTTAATACCCCTAACATTCCTTTTCTTTTTAAAATTATTAACTCTATATTTAAGGATAGGGTGTCTATTTAAAATATCTTCAGGTAGTTTAATTAGCGATTCTAACGCCTCATTATACTGCGCCGCTGATATTACCCTTATATCTGAAGGGTTTAAGCTATCTACATATTTAACCGCTTCAATAGCTTTCTTTACATTAGTTTCCGTAAAAACCATACCCACTGTTACATAAGTGTACCAAGATAGGTACTCAATATTTTTAGAAACTCTATCAAAAGTGTTTATTCCGCCGGTCATTTTATTGCTTACACTACAACAACCTCCATCTAAAGATAAAGAAAAATCATTTATTCCTAAATCAACAAGCTCTTTATAAAAATCAAGTGATTGTGTTCCATTTGTAGATATAGCAATTCTTTTAACATTTGAATTTCTGCAACCTTTTATTAGTTGTTTTAAAAATGGATATATAGAAGGCTCTCCACCACTAAATCTTACATTTTGCAATCCATTATCTATCCATAATCCTAAAACATATTGAGCATAAGGCAGTGACATTTCTCCCTGTAATTCTTTTTTAAGTCCCCTACAATAAGGGCATTTTAAATTACATCTATCTGTAAGTATAATCTCACAACGCATTAAATTACTACTACTAGAGCTTGTTTTTGCTCTATTATCTGATAGCGTATAAAAACCAATATCATCTAATCTCATAATCTACCTCCCAAAAGTAAAGCTTCCCCAGCTGGTAAAGATTTCCCGATTGCGGGAGAAATTGACAGAGCTATCCATTTCTGGAGGTATCTGTCGCTGGAGAAGCCTTTTATTAAACTCTATAATCTTTACCATACTCATATGTATATCACACATAATATTCATTGTCAAATCCTTTCTAATATCTCATCATTTATATTGTGTAATGACCCGATTTTAGAGTGTCTATCCTCCGGCATGATACAGATCCCCACACCTATGACACTTAGTGCCTAATTCAGGCTGTTGTGGTATTATATCGCACGTTATATGATGTGGATAATCTTTAGTTATGGTTGTTACCATTGTTTATTCTCCCATGTACCGTATTTTATCATTTCTTTATTATACGGATAATTATAGCTATATATTACTGGATCATAAATATGTATTTTCTTGCAAGCTGGACATCTACGGAGGAATCTGCTTCCACTCCACCACCATTTATCACAGCCTGTACATTTTACTCTTATTAGCTTTCTCATTTTGTTCTCCTATGTTAATCATTGCAAACATGTGTTTACCAAACAAGCCATATAGATACCATTGTTGTTGGTTAATCATTTTATTATCCCATAACGAGGCTCTAATTCTCCGTCTTTCAGAATATTTCCTGTCCATCTACCTATTCTAGCACCACATATAGTGCAATGATATTCACTTATACCATCATAATGTTCTTTACTATCCCATGAGTATTCCTGACTCATTAAATCCTTACTTCCGCATTTTGGACACTTCATTTCTTTTCTCCCCTGTCATTCATACCAAATATCTCCTTAAACGCTTTAGGCAAATCAGTGCTATCTTGACAATCAGGACACTTACCATATTTTAATGGGCTATCCTTACCGCAAACCACACATTTTCCCGTGGTATATTCTTCGCTATTCATTTTCCACCTCCTAGTAATTTATCATTATCAAACTCTTCTTGGCTCATATTTCTATGTCTTTCTTGTTCTACGAAACCCATAAACCATCTCTTAAATATCTTAAATACAACAACCTCATGGCATTGTGTACACTTCCTATTTTTTAGTAGCCCATTCTTGCCACAAACTGTGCATTTTTTATTAGTGTGTTCTTCTTTTATATATCCTCTCATATCTCCTCCTTTATCCGTAGTTTAACTGTAGTTTTATCCGTAGTATGTAACCACACAGATACATTATGTTCACATTATTACATTGTTCACTATTTTGTGAACTAAACACTAGGTTTATTCTAACCTTTAGTTTATATTTTGTAGTGTAATGTTTGTGTCTACATTGTATATACTTGTGCATAAGTGTGTACATTTACTCCGCTCCCTTGAGATCAACCGGATACACGAAAGACAAAGCTCGCCTATTACTACATCCGTGAATCAACTGAACAGGGTCTGCCGTCTTAGCCATTTTCTCCGACAAATCATCCCAACCAGTTACACAACCATTCCTCAATCTTCTCGCACCATAGAAGTCTGTAATACCAAAATGATGATAATGACCATACACAATCACATTAAAGCTATGTATATTCTCCCAACCTAAGAACTTAGCTCTACCTGCTGCCGTATCATCCTGTTCAGGCGCAATATGTCTTATATGATAATTCCAACCCCTTATCTTGAAATTCATATAATCTAAATCAGAAAAATCTAGCGTAACATTTGGGAACGATAGAACTGCATGTCTTAGCCATAAATACAACATAGTATCCCAATTATTCTCTGGGCTTTCTAATTTAAGTCCTCGCCCATGATTGCCACGAACAGCATAAATAGCAACGGGAAGTCCTCTATCAACCAAACTTTCTACAAGAGCCATAATCAATCCCTGACACAATACAACCTGTCTTGGTGGTGCAATGTATTGATTATATTGCTGTGTTGGATAGATATTAGAGCCATCTGCCATATCGCCTATAAGAAGTATAACCACCTCTGTTATCTTAGTTGCTTTTTTAATGCGATTATCTAATAGGCTTAATATCTCTGGAAATAACTTGTCTAGTATTCTATGTTTTAATATTTCCTCATTAAATATTGTCTTGCCTTTCTCATCTTTTATTTCTTTACCTGCGTGCCAATCTCCCAACGATATAATAAGTGTCTCTCCTGTTGGATTTGCTTTGAGTTTGGTTTTTATATCGTATTTTTCATATCTTAGTGCTTTGATAAAACTCCTCACATCTTCTTTTATATCTACTATTCCATAAAACTTACACCACCGTCTAATACTGCCCTCATCCACTCCATAAACCCTCGATACTGCAACCTTAGTCTTTAACTCACCCAACATAGACCGTAACATAGCTTCACTTGGCCTATTCGTTGACTTATCTTTGTTTAATAACTCCGTTCTTAGTCTGCTATTTTCGTCTGCTAATTGGTCTATATTCATTTTTATTCCTCTCTAAAGGAAAATCCTTCTTCCCTTAGTTCTTTCAATATTATAAGACTACCTAATCTTTTCTCCTCATCCAATAGGTTCTCAATTATCCCGTCTATATCCTCCTCAACCTTATACATATCTTCTATATCTTTTGGATTATACTTCGCAAGTCCCTTAATTCTCTCTACGTACTTACCTTTCTTGCTTTCTATATCCTCTATTTCTACATCAAAATCAATGTTATTTATATTTTCGCCATTATTTCCCTTGTAATGATATGACCTGCCGAAAGTTATCTCTATTTTTCCTTTTCTTGCAACTAAGTTTACGCTCATATTACCCCCTCTCTATTTTTTCATATATTATACCTGAAAACGGCATGTCTGTCATAAATCTTTCTAACCATTCTTCAAAAGCACTACATAAAGCGTCTGTAATGTTCCATTGTGCGTAATGTTCGTGATGCCAACGACAACAACCCTTGCAATTAAAAATAGATGGTATAAACAAAGGATAGAGCTTATTATTAATTTTTGAATTTGGCTTGCAATGATGAAAATCCACTATTTTACCGTAACAATCTCTTTCGGCACACTTTCCATGCTGTGCATCCATGACGGCAAGTTTAACATGCTCTGGAAATGGTTTTGCAATGTATTTTGGTTTCTTCATACCAAATCCTCTCCCACTTCCTGCTCACTACCAACTCCGGGTGCGCCTGATATTTTAACCTTTTCTTGTTGTTTATATCCCTCAACAATTTTATCTGACTTTTCTTTTATGTCTTTAAATATTACTTCTTGTGTGGGTGTTCTTGAATTGTCTGGATCTTTTATGGGAAAATCTAATCCTTGATATACAGAAGATACAAGGATATTTGATGTTTTAATTACTTCTGCGATGGCTTCATCTAGTGAACCTTTAAAATACTTACAGATAAGTGTTGTGGCATGTAGGTTACTATTCTCTCTAGCAATGCGCAGGTCTTTTTCAGCCCAAATATCAGATTCTTCTTTCTTTGCCATTGATGCTTTCTTTGGATTTTCTAGTTCCGCTTGTGTGGATTCCTCTTTGACAATCGTTGTCTTTGGTAATTCTGGGTGTGCAGGGTCAGCAATAGTTATCTCTGAAGAAAATTCATTTGCCCTTAAACTGCGTTGAGTAGCTCCTTGTTTATTTTGATATTCATTTATACTACAAGATATACAAGTAATTGTTTTATCTTTTGCTTTCTGTAATTCTGCGTCTTTATCTATGAACTGAACATAAATATCTCCCGTGTCGTCTTCTAGCTTTATTGATGTAGACACAAAGCTATAATCCTTGCCATTCTTATTGCCAGATATTGTTTTGCCCTCATATACCGCAACTACCTTACCCGTTACTGTGAATCCCTTCAGTCCTGCTTCAGCTTGTTTTATTTCTGCGATTTTCATGCTTTCTCTCCTCTATTTGCAATCGGTTTTAAATCTAGTTACTGTTTCTTCATACTTAGTTATCTTGCATTTTCCGGGGTCGGTATTTGCTATCTTGACCTTTTCTTGATACCACCCCTCTCTGTCTTTTCTTTCTGCTATTCCAGACCAAGTAAAAGTTCCATCACTAACATCGAAATCCCTATCTGCTTTATGATAGCGTTTTGAAAGGTAACTCCTAGCCATAACAGTATCTTTAGCCGGAGCATCGTTGGGTAGGTCGATAATAGCAGTTATATAATCATATCCATTATCCATCATAAAAATAGTAGCGGATATTTCTTTTGGAAATGTTTTCATTACTTCGCTGTGCAACCTTTCAAGTCTTGCGATTGCCAGCATTGCTTTACGTTCCATAGTTACAGCCTCTTTGGTTCTCCTACGCTTAGTTTCTGCCCATGTACTACTATAATCTTTTAACATTTCTTATTCCCCCTTTTTCATTGCGTTATTAAGTTTGTTATATAATTCATAAGTACATTGAACATCAGATTTGCACGCTTTGACTACTTGCTCTATGGGATACTGTGATAAATCGCTTTTGTCCATACCCTCATCCCATTTTGGTGGCTCAATGCCGAAAACCCTTGCCCAATACTTTAGGTCTCCCACTCCAAACTTATCTGTTAGCTGATATCTAACGTCTATGTAATGCTCACTCCACTGCTTTATGTTAAAAGGCATTGTTGTGTGTAGTCCATTGATAACCCCTCGCAACTTTAATAATTTAAGGTCAAAGCTATTTCCGTTGAATGTTATGATATGGTCTTGATGAACTAATCTCTCAAATACATCATAAATTAATACTTGTTCATTATCCCCATAATAAGCCTCAATCTCTTCCTCATCGTCTTTCTTAACGCAACAACAGAGTATCTTTGATAGTTCAAATTTCCCTATTGCGCCTTGACCATATTTCTCGCCATCTATTATCTTGCCTGACCGCTTGTTTTCGCTTTTCTTTATTAAGTATTCTTTGTTCTCTTTCGGAATTTCCGATATTTTTATCGGACAAGTCTCAATGTCTATACAGATCATAATGCCCCCTTTTTGTTATTATTGATCTCTACCTCATTACCTCTTTCTATTGCTATCTCATTATTTATTTCTTTGGTTCTTTGTTTGTCTAGTTTTTTTGCTTGTCTAAACCAATCTTTTTTTCTTTGCATTATTTCTCCTCCTCCTTTATACGTTTCATTACATACGCTAACCTAGCCAACTGATCCTTTGTGCATATAGCTTTTAACTCCCTAAACATATCAATTGCTTTAAACTCATCTTCTACTAGCTGAAATTTCTCCGCTTTCAATTCCTCAACCAAGCTCTCCAACACCTTAATCTTATCTACAAGCGTCTTTATGTATGGGTCAAGTTTCTTTTTACTTATGCTGTCTATGTCTGCAAAGAACTTATTAACGACTTTGTCTGTGTCTTTGAATAGTGCGTCTAGTGGTTTTTTTCCCATCTCATTCTCCTTTTGTTATTGTTGTTTTAGTAATTCTTTATTTTCATGGATGTTGCCGATTATTTCACCATCATCAGACAATCCTTCTTGATATAGTTCGGGAATTGATATAATTCGCAAAACGGAATGTTTGTCCCCTGCCTCTATTTGTAAATAATCTGCTGAATTATCTGTTACTGTGCATTTAATAATATCCCCTTCATAAATCTCATTACCTTTACAATCTTTTAGCCCTGTATATTGCATAGGGATAAATTCATTTCTATTAAATAATTCAAAATATCCTCCAAATAAATTCATTGATGTATTCCTTTTTATTTGCTCCCAAGATAAAAACTCATTCTTTCTTTTATCCCACGCCCTAAACTTAATCTCTCTCATCATCACTCCCCCTCATATAATTTTTCAACTTCACTCTCTAACCGATACAGCACCAATCCTCTATCATCTTTTACTACTCTATACGCCAGATTCCCTAATTGCTCAATAGAATCCTCAAGTAGATGCCATTCTTTCTTCGGAAACGGGTCCGTTATTGGTACAAATCCCTGTTCTTCGGCTTTCTTCTTAGTTATTGGAATCACTATCATGGTCTATTTCTCCTTTCTTTTTATTGACATAATCATTAAACTCTTTATCGTTAAATTCTGCGTCCACTTCTTTGCCGCCGCAATTATCGAACACCTGTCCGAATTTCCTTAATTGCGCCTTTTGTAATTTATTCTCTCTCTTTAATTCCTCTATCAATTCTCCGGCCTTAGATAACGATTTTTTTAGAGTAGCATTATCTTTCTTAATTTTATCAATATATCCGTCTGAAGAAGAATTGGCTATGTGAATCCCCTCACTTACAATTTTTAAAATCGAGCCCTGATTACAACCCTCAATCGCTTTATCTGCTGGCTTTTTACCTGCTTCTATTCCTGCGGATATGTTTGCAAATATATTAGGTATTATTTTGCCTGCTTCTGCAACCTTTTCGTATTTGTTTGGCATTATTTGGTCTCCTTTATTTTATCGTCTTTTACATAACCAGTGCATGTATGCCAATAACAAAAACTATCTTCTATAAAATGTTTTTTCTTTCTAGCTTTATTCTTACAACCCACAAATATTCTATGTGCCTGTGTTGTTTCTTTCCTATACTTACAAGTTATACATGGTAAATTCATCTCATCCTCCTAGTAATTAATAACTATTAGAAACAACCCAAAAGCCACAACAGCAAGCCCATAATGTTTCTTTGTTACTAGCCTGCCAGATACCAACAAAAGCCCCAGCCCTACTGCAAATTCAGCCCATGTCATAAACATTATTTGGTCTCCTTATGGTTAATTTTAAGTCCATATTTAAGCCAATTATTCATAATATCCATAGAGCCCCAACAATTAGATGGAGCTTCATTATAGAAATATGATGTAAATGCTGGTATGTTCTTTATGTTCTCGTCATCTGCACACATAACAGCCATTTTTAGGTCATTACAGATAACGCCAGTCAAGAAACTTCCGGGATGTATTTGCTTGTCAATGTAGTTTCTAATAGCATCCATCATCTGGTCTCTGATATAAAACTCTCTAAACTTATACATTATTTTCTCCTCATTTTTATTAGTTCACTAACAATCAAACACGCTGGCACTCCAAAGAATATAAGCCATAATAATAAATACCCCATAATTATCTCCCCCCATATTTAAAATACATAAACACCACTATTAATAAATTTAAGGCAAATATACCGACTATTACTTTGAGCAATATTATCCTCATTACCATATCTCCATTTCCTGTGCCTTTTTAAGTGCCCTCCTTAAATCTCTCAAAACCCTGTCATCAGGTCTAGAAATATCCATTCTTCTATATCGCACAATAGTTACGTAGTGTCTATGTGCCTTCTTGCCTATGGCTTTATATGTCATGCCCTTATTGTATAGTTCTT